CTCGAATTTGACCCACTCAACGCCGCCATACATGAAGCGATCGCCCGGTTTCAGTTCAGCAAGTTTTTTCATGGTCCTTTTCCTCCCGAAAAATAGATTTGATTTCCTTGATATAGTCCCGCACCGTTGCGGAAATTGTGTAGTAGAACACGGGGAGGAAGAGGGCGAAAACTTCGCCGCCGATCGCCTTATATCCCCGTTCTGTCAGGGCGTAGGCCGCACCCGCTCGAAACAGCAGGACCCCGGCCACGGTCAGGGCCGCATATTTCGCCACGGTCCAGCCGTTCAGCCGAACGCGCCGCCGGGTGTGCTTCTGGCTCCGCCGCCGCGGGCGGGCTTGTCCCGCTCCAATGGTGATTGTTCTGATTTCCTGCGTCATGGTGTCGCCTCTTTCTCGAATCTGAACCCGGCCTTGAATGCTTCTATGCACTCTTTAGCAATCAGGTCTTTCAATCTGCCGTACTCCAAATAGTCGTTGTAACTTCCGCCCCGCAGGTACGCCGGGCGCGCTCCGATTTTCTCCATGTCTGCGATCAGCCTTTTAGCCCGTTCGTTCGGTTCTTCCGGGGTCATCTTCTCCCGCTCCTTTTGGCAACGTGATTCGGTCCGCCGCCGCGATTGCAACGGCGCGCCCGTTCCGGTCCAGCAGTTCGCCTTGCACGTGAAGACCTTTCCCGTCCGGGGTCTTTCGGTAAATCACCGCCGTTATTTTCTGATAGGTGATACCGCCGAACGCAACCGGGCGTTCATCCAGAAAAGCCCGCTTCAATTCATTCACTGTCACGGCGCGCACCGCCTTTCCGGGAAATCTCGTATTCCGCCCCGTAGCGGCGGCGTTTGCACCGCCAACAGGTGATTTTCAGGTTCTTTCCGCCTGCTATGCGTGTTATGTCGTGCTTCCCGGCCTTTTTCAGTTCGAGAAAGCAGGGCAAGCAGAATTGACGCTTCACAGCTTCACCCCCTCTTTGATTTTCAAATAGAATTCCTCCGGGGTCATGTCCGCCGGAACGGTCAAACTGATTGCGTGGAACTGCTTACGGCATTTCGTACATTCCCGCCGCTCGATTGCCCCCACGGTCCAGATATTCACACTTCCGCCGTGGCCGGGGTAAAGTCCGATTTCTCCGCAACGGGGACAAACAACACGCAAGCCATTTTTCACGATCTCGCCGGATTCTCCGTAAATCACGCCGTTTGTGGCCTCTCGCGCTACGTTCTTCATTCCGGTTCCCTCTCGATCACTTCACAATCCCCGGCGCGGATTCCCAAATAGTTCCCGCCGTGGTGGATGAAATAGACTGTTTCGCCGTCCCCGGTCGTCGATACCCCTTGCACGTAGAAAATCCGGCCTTTCTCAACAAGCGGAATTTTTGTATCGCGGGTGATTCGGATTTTCACGCCGTCACCCTCTTTCCCAAATCCGCTTGACTTCTTCGCAACAGTAGTCCGCCCCGTTGGTTAGCACCCAATCTTTCAGATCGTCCCGCTGGGCGCGCTTGCAATGCCGTTCCAACGCGTCGTAATCGTCTTGCAGGGTGTCCGGGTTCAGGAATTTCAGGGTTTGCCCCGTGGCGAACGCCAGTTCAGCCGAAACCACAATGCACCCTGTTCCGTCGTAGGTGTCCGGGTGAATGCGAATGAACAGGTTCCCCAACCTCATTTTGAAGTAGCCGGGCATTGCGGTTTCTTCTTTTGTCAGGCCCTTTGCGGTCCCGAATTCCTGCATTGCCACGGCGCGGGCGGTTTTCAAGGTCAGCTTCACGCCGCCGGGATAGTCCTTTTTCTTCATGGTTCCGCCTCCGCCTCCATAGCTTCAAGCCCTAACCACCAGCCCGGACTATTCCGTTTGTCCTCATAAGGACAAGGGCTTCCATCGTCACAACTGACCTTTCCGCACCCGGCGCAATAGTTCCGCTGGAATTCTTCGTCCCACGGCCCTTCCAAAATCGGCAAGGCCCGCAAGAACGCGGCCAGCGTCTCCGGGTTTTTGGTGATCGCTTCAAAATTAGTTGCCAACTCGCACGCCCCCTTTAGCATTCGCCGCGGCGGGCTTCCCGCGCCGCTTGAAATTCTCCTGAACTCTCTGTTGTGCAAGAACGGGGTTGTATTCCCGCCGCTGGTTGCGGTCAAGTTCTCCCGTTTCGCCGCGCTTCAATTCGCGGTAGACCGTTGCCGTTGTCACGCCAAGCCCTGCGGCAATGTCGGCCACGCGGTCCCCGTTCAGGTATCGGGCGGCGATCTGCTCTCGGTCCCGAAAGTCTATGTATCTGTACTGCCGCACCACATTTCACCCCCGTTCTGTTTCTGCTTCCCGCCGGCCCGGGTTGGGGACACCGGGGCGGGGGTGGTGCACCCCGCCCCCCCCGCCCTTTCATTCGTAAACTTGATAAATCTCGCCGTTTTTCATCAGCCACGCCCGCCCCGAACAGTTAAAGCGGATGAAGTTCCAGTCCGTCGCGTCATAGTACGGGGTCCCGATGATTTTTACCCGGCTTGCCTCGAACCCGAATTCCTCGCAAACTTCAATCCGCGCGGCCTCTTCGGTGATCTCTTCGGAACAGTTATTGACCTCCCATTTCTCGCGGCCCACTTGATACGCAATAACCGCTTCCGGTCTATTCACGCACCATCTGTAATGCGCGTACTGCATAACGTCGCCCGCAGTCAGCCGCCCCGCGTTCACGTGTTCCATGACCGCCTCGTAAAGCCCCGACGCGTCAACCAGCTTCCCGCGGCTCATAACCTCCGCCGCAAACTCTTCTTCTGTCAGGGTGATTCCGTGTTGTGCTTTCCACGCCCGGTCATAGCCAGCTTTTAGCGCGTCGCTCGAATCGTACAAATATCCGTTATCCAGCACGAATTTTTCAAACGGTTTCAGATTTGCGAAATCCGCCGTTTCCCTGATTTTCTCGGCCAGCAAGTCACCATATCCGGGAACTGCCCCCACATTCTCCGGGAGGTCCGCCCGCTCGTTTTCGTCGTAAATCCGGCTATCCGGGTGCTTGTCGCTCCAAAACTCGATGCGCCCGCCGTCGTTCACCTCGTAGAACGTCCCATTCTCTTCCGTTGCATAGGTCTTTCGGATCACGTTCCCCTCCAATGTGGATTTTTCTTTGTAATGAACTCCACCGATGATTTCCGCTTTCGCGGCCTCGTACTCTTCAAAAGAAACGTGCGTCATGTCGGTTCCTCCCTTGTATTTCCGGCTCTGTTATGGTAAAAAAATAAATGCGATAGAACTTTCACCCGTCGTTCGACGTGGTGTTTGTTCTTTCGCATTTAATATTACAAGGCGCGTCCGGAAATGTCAATAGTAAATGCGAAAAAAATATAAAAATTTATTTTTAGGGCATCAAGCAAGGGCGGCAATACACTCCCGGAAGCAGATTTCAGCCGTTTTCCATCCCAATATTTCACGCGGATAATTGTTCATCCATGCTTCTGCCGCCTCAATCTCCGCCGCGGACACTTTTCCGAAATCGGTTCCTTTCGGAAACTTCCGGCGAATCATTTTGTTCTGGCACTCATTTGACCCGCGTTCATACGATGAATACGGGTGGCAGTAGTAAGCCGCTGTCCTCCGCTTTCCCTTTCGCACCACGGACCGTTCTAACCTCTTCACGTCAGAGAACTCCCCGCCGTTGTCGAATGTGATCGTCTTGAATGCCTTTGCGAAAAGGTCCGCACCGAATTTCCGTTCTATGCGGTCCATTGCCTTTATAACGCTTTCCGCCGTCCGGTCTTTGATTCTTGTAATGATTTCCCATCGGGTCAAACGCTCTGTCAGCACAAACAGGGCTTTTGACCCGTCTTTTTTGCTGTAAACCGTGTCGCCCTCCCAATGCCCGAAAGTGCTTCTCTGGTCCACTTCGTCCGGGCGTTTTTCGATATTTTTCCCATACGACGCACGCTTTCCGGTCTTTTTAACTTTCTTGTATTCTCGCTTTCGCTTCGATTTCTCCGGCAAATTGCTGTTGGTCAGGGACAGGAAAACGCCCTTTGTAATGTAACTGTAAAGCGTGCTTACGCAAATCGAGGTTTTGAACGTCCGCCCTTCCAACCTGATTTCGGCAAGGGCCGCGGCGGGCGAACGATCTTCCACGATAATCTTTCGTTCTATGTATTCCGCAAGCTCAAAGTCGCGCCCGATTTTCAGCGGTGCGCCTTTTGCGGCGAGGTTTTCGCGGTATCGCTTTTCCGCCCCGTCCGGGTTATAGCGATCTTCTGTAATCCATGTATCACCGTCCAAATACTGCCAGCGGGCGCGTTTGATTTCGCGGTAAATCGTGCTGATATGCACGTGCAATTCGTCCGCAATTTCCCGTTTTGTATGCCCCTGATTCAAGAGGGCTTCAATTTTATAACGGTCTGTTTTTGATAAATGGCTAAATACGTGTCCCATGCCACAACCTCCACAAAGCAAAGAAACCCGCCCAATCCGGGCGGGTTTCTTTCGTTCTCCCTTGTTCTTGCGGGGTTTCCTCCGCCGTTGTGGTCATATTATAGCATTTGTTTCATACTCACGCAAGTATTTATTTTTCGTCCTGCTCCGTCAGCCATTCCAAAGACACGTTTAGGACCTTTGCGAGAACGACAAGTTCATAATCTGTCACAAAACGCGTTCCAATTTCAATTCGGCTTACGCTGTCCCGCTCCATCGTGATTCCCTCCACCTGTAACCGGGCCGCAAGGTCCTCTTGTGTGATTTTTAGGCGGGCGCGGGCTTCTTTTACGCGGTTTCCGCAAAGATTTTTGCGCCCTTTATAGTCATATATCTTCATCGGTTGTTCCTCCACATGTGTTAAAGTTTCGCATTTTTCTTGACTTTAACACGCACACCGCCGATAATTGTGTTAAAGGTCAGAATCCAATGCTTTCAATGGATTCAAACCCGCAAAAATACGGGTCGCCCGACACAGCGGGCGGCGAAATGGAGGATTTCACATGAAAAGATTGCTTTCTCTTTTTCTTGCGGCCTGTCTTGCCCTCTCCCTCTCCGGGTGTCTTGCGGACTACGACACGCCCAAGCACGCCGAATTGTCCGAACAGTACGACTTTTACGCCGATTCGCAAAGCGCGCTTTCTTCCGGTATGGCAATCACGCCGGAACAGGCCGATGAAGTATTCATTATCCTTGTGTCCTGCGGCATGGAAGCAAAAGTAACAAATGTCACCAGAAAGGCGGGTGACGACGGGCATTGTCAGGTTTCCGCCGGGCTATACGTGTATGATGTCTATTACACCGACGGCGTGGTTGACCGCGTGGAATACAACGGGGAGGAACTTTACCCGAACCCCGCCCCGGCTCCCGTAGAACCCGCCCCCACGGATGACCCCGCCGCGCCGGAAACTCCGGCCACGCTGGAACAGGCAGTTGACGACGCGATCACCGCGGCCAACGCCGAAAAAGAAGATGTCAGTGTTTACGACGCGGCCAGCGTCGGGGGAACATTGTCGGAA